TCAAAGCGAACTTCTGGAAACCCCCAGTAGGCGAAAAATCATTAATTAGAATTGTGCCCTATAAGCACAATAAAGATTTTCCATTCACGGATCTATATTTTTACTTCGGTATTGGTAAACCAAGAATGATCTCTCTTATTAACTTTGACGAATCAGATCCCATTAAGGAATTTGCTAACCAATTAACAAAATCTGGAGATGTTGTAAATATGGATCTAGCTAAAAAACTATACCCTAAAATGCGAACATTTGTTCCCATCATTGTAAGGGGGGAGGAAGATAAGGGGGTTAGATTCTATGAGTTTGGAAAAATGGTTTATCAAGAATTACTTGGCGTAATGGCTGATGAAGATTATGGTGACATTACTGATATCCAAAAGGGTAGAGATATTACGGTAGAAGTAATCCCGGCAGCGGAAACTGGTAAAATGTATAATACAACAATTATTCGTGTTAAACCCAATAAAACACCTTTAGTTGAAGATGCAAAACAAGCAGAATCTTTATTAGAAAACCAAAAGGAAATTGTTTCTTTATTTAAGAAGTATACTTTTGATGAAATGAAGGATTCATTACAGGGTTACTTAAAACCCTCAGAAGAAGATGGGGGAAAAGAAACCGAAGTCACAGAAGCCCCTTCAAAAGGCAAACCTGACATGAGGGATAAACTTGAAAAGTTATTTGACAAATAATGGGTAGTAAAAAGAAGGAAGAAGAGACCAATAGAGATGAATTAACGGGGCTTGTAGCCGACTCCCTAAATAAAAAGTTCAATAAAACCCACCACCAAGTAGCTTATTTCTTGGATGGTGGGGAGGACTCTCCAACAGATGTAAACGATTGGATATCTACAGGATCTACAGTACTTGATTTAGCTATATCAAATCGCCCTAATGGAGGTTTCCCCGTATCTAAGATTGTTGAGATAACAGGTTTGGAGCAGAGTGGTAAATCGTTATTAGCATCCCATGTTATAGCTAATACTCAGAAAAAGGGAGGAATAGCAGTATATATTGATACGGAATCTTCATTAAACTCTCAATTCCTACAAGCTATTGGGGTGGATACTGAAAAAATGATATATTTACCTCTTGAAACAGTAGAGGACATATTTGATGCTATTACTGATATTATTTTGAAAGTTAGGGAGAAGGACGCAAATAAACTAGTAACCATAGTGGTAGATTCAGTAGCAGCAGCTACTACTAAGATTGAATCAGCGGCCGACTTTGAAAAGGATGGATATGCTACCCAGAAGGCAATCATCATATCAAAGGCAATGCGTAAGATTACCAACTTAATTGGTAAAGAAAGGATACTATTAGTATTCACTAATCAGTTGAGGCAAAAGTTAGGAGCTATGCCTTTTGCAGATCAATATACTACTTCGGGAGGTAAAGCCCTACAATTTCATGCATCCGTTAGACTGCGACTTAAACAGGTTGGAAAACTTAAGGAAAAAATCAATGGGGTAGATGAAGTAGTAGGATCTGAAATTGAAGCAGTGGTAGTTAAAAATAGAATGGGACCCCCTAACCGAAAAGTCAGATATAATGTTTTTTATAGACAGGGTATGGACGATTATGGTGGGTGGTTAAAATTGATGAAAAACTATAAAGTAGTTAAACAATCAGGCCCTATATGTAAGTATGTTGATGAGACAACAGGAGAAGAAATCTCATTTTATGGTAAAGACCTACAGGATATATGTGATAAAAGACCTGAAATCAAAGAACAAATGTATAAAGATACTTGTAATGTTTATATTATGAAATACCAGCATGAAGAAACCCAAGAAATGGACCCTGACATTGAGATAGATGAAAAGGGGCTATAATGGGAAATTCTATATTTGATTTATTGGCCAACATCCATAAGCCGGATAATGTAAACATCAATTCAAGAGTTCTTATAGTAGATGGTTTAAACCTATATTTAAGAACATTCGCAGTAAACGGAACACTTAATGATAATGGTGTGCCTGTAGGAGGAATGGTTGGTTTTTTAAAATCACTAGCATATTCAATAAGAGAGGTAAACCCCACAAGGGTAATTATTGTATATGATGGAGAAGGAGGTTCTCAAAGAAGAAGACAATTATTTCCCCAATATAAAGGAAATAGAAAGCCAGGTAAGAGGATTACAAAATGGGATGCTTTTAAAGACTCCTCAGAGGAAAGAGAATCAATGAAAACACAGTTCTCCCGTTTACTTGAATACCTTGGTGATCTACCTCTTAACGTAATTTCAATAGATAAAATAGAGGCGGATGATATCATTGCATATATAGCTAATAATTTATTAGAAGAGAAGGTAACAATTATGTCTGCCGACCAGGATTTCCTTCAATTAGTCAATAATAGAATAACTGTATGGAGTCCTATTAAGAAAAAGTTCTATACCCCTGAGTTAGTAATTAAAGATTATGGGGTACATGCTCATAATTTTTTAATGTATAAGGTTTTAATGGGGGATAAGTCAGATAACCTTGAGGGGGTAAGAGGGTTAGGACCTAAAAAACTTCCTAAGATTGTCCCCGATTTATTTACTGCAAGTCCCCTCAGCCTTGATTACATAGTAGAACAAGCAAAAGAGGGAAAGGAACCTATGCATAAGAGATTAGTAGAATCATCAGTTCAGCTTGAAATGAACGAAAAATTAATGGATTTACATAACCCCCCTATATCCCCCGAATTAAAATCATTAATAATGAGATTAGTAAGAGCACCTATAAATTTGCTATCCCGAAATGGATTTACTATAAAATACACTGATGATTATATGGGAAATTCGATTACATTATTAGATACATGGATAACAGAACACTTTACTCATTTAAATGGTATGGCAAAAACTACACATGAATAAATTAATACAATATGGACATTCATTTCAAGTAAAAGTACTAGGGGTATTAATCACTGATAGAGATTTTTTACAACAGGTATATGATATAATATCCCCCGAATATTTTGATAATGAGGCAGGAAAGTGGGTGGTTCAAAAAACCTTAAAATATTTTGATAAATATAAAACCATCCCAACAATGGAGGTTTTTAAAATAGAAGTAGAAAATATAGATAAGGAATTACAGAGTGTCGCTGTTAAAGACATAATTAAACAATCCTATATAGCATCCAAGTCTACCGATTTAGAATATGTAAAAGAAACATTCATTGATTTTTGTAAAAACCAAACATTAAAAAATGCATTAATGAACTCAGTTGACCTGTTAGAAATGGGCGCATATGACGACATAAGAGCATTAATCGACAAAGCGCTCAAAGCGGGTACGGAACGCGATATAGGCCATGAATACATCGCAGAACTCGAAGATAGATTCCGTGATGAGGCAAGAAATACTATAGCTACTCCTTGGCCATTAATTAACAACCTACTTGGTGGGGGTTTGGGACAAGGAGATTTAGGTTTGATAGCAGGGGGCCCAGGAGGGGGAAAAAGTTGGGCATTAGTAGCCATAGGGGCACATGCCGTTAAATTAGGATACACAGTAATACACTATACCCTTGAATTATCTGAAAAATATGTAGGAAGAAGGTATGACGCTTGTTTAACAGAAATTCCTGTTCAAGATATATTAGAATGTAAAGATCAAGTAAAAGATACAATTGAAAACCTAAGGGGGGGACTTTATATTAGAGAATACCCTGCAGGACAAGCCACAGTAAATACCATTCATGCCCATATAGAAAAATGTGTCCAACAAAATATAGAGCCAGATTTAATCATCGTGGATTACGCAGACCTCTTAACATCCAAAACAAGCAAAGAAAGAAGAGACAAACTAGACGATATTTACACAAGTCTAAGAGGGCTCGCAACCGAATTAAAAATACCAATATGGACAGCCTCACAAGTAAATAGATCGGGGGCTAGAGAAGAAATAATCCAGGGGGATAGAATGGCTGAAAGTTATTCCAAAATGATGATCACAGATTTTGCTATGTCTTTAGCTCGAAGTGCTGAAGATAAGGAAAATGGTATTGGTAGGTGGCATATAATGAAGAATAGATATGGGGCTGATGGGATAACATATGATGCTATTATGGATACTTCGATAGGTAAAATTCAGATAAATGTAAGGGGAAATAATAGCCCCGGGGGAAATATACAACCATCTCAAGGGGGGATGTCTCCTAATCAACGAAGAAGTCTTCAAGGTGCTTCTAATAGTTTCTTCAACGTTTAGGTGGTTTTCTATAAATTATAATATATATATTACCCCAAATATAAACAATTTTTTAATACACCTATGAACATAACACAAGAAATATTATCTGATATTGTAGTATATAACAAGTATGCTAAATATAATTCAAAAAAACAACGAAGAGAAACGTGGAAAGAATTGGTTACCCGAAATAAAAAGATGCACCAATCTAAATTTCCAGAGCTAAAAGAGGAGATAGAAGAAGTTTATAAAATGGTATATAATAAAAAGATTCTACCTTCCATGCGTAGTTTACAATTCGCAGGAAAACCTATAGAAATAAATAACTCAAGAATATTTAATTGTGCCTTCTTACCCCTTGATGATTTTAGATCATTTAGTGAGATAATGTTTTTACTTTTATCGGGGTGTGGTGTTGGTTTTTCTGTCCAACAACACCATATTGAAAAATTACCTGAAATCCATAAAGCAACTAAAGAAAAAAGGTTCTTAGTGGGTGACTCAATCGAAGGATGGGCGGATGCAGTAAGAGCAATTATGAAGGCTTATTTAGGAAAAAGTAAAACAATGCCTAGGTTTGATTTTAGAGATATTAGACCAAAAGGAGCAGAGCTAGTAACAGTAGGGGGTAAGGCACCTGGTCCAGAACCATTAAAAGAATGCTTATTCCAAATTCAAAAAGTACTTGATAGAAAGAAAGAGGGAGAATCATTACTATCTATTGAGGCACATGATATTATATGCCACATTGCAGATGCAGTTTTATCTGGGGGAATTAGAAGAGCAGCATTAATTTCTTTGTTTGATTTAGATGATGAAGATATGTTAACCTGTAAGTTTGGAGCTTGGTGGGAAAAAAACCCACAAAGAGGAAGATCAAATAATTCAGCCGTTGTAATCCGTTCAAAAGTTAAAAAGAAGGATTTCTTCAACCTATGGGATAAAATTGTTGCAAGTAATTCAGGGGAACCTGGGATATATTTCTCAGATGATAAAGAGTGGGGTACAAATCCCTCATTAAGAGCAGGAACAAAAGTTATGACAGATAATGGCATTTATAATATTGAAGATTTACAAGATAAAGAATTTAATGTAAAGAATTTAGAAGGAAATATAAGTAAAGCAAAATGCTGGAAATCAGGTGAAGGAAAACAATTATATGAAATAACATTAAAAGGAGGACATAAATATTATTCAACACCTCAACATGAATGGCCAATATGGGACGGAAAAAATTACATAAAAACAGCCACTAAAGATATAAATAAAGGTATGTTATTACCTGTCCTAAAACAAGATTATTTATTTAATGGAAAATTAGGTAAAGAAATTGATGGTTTTACTCTAGGGTGGTGTTTAGGAGATGGTAATTTAAGTACTTCTTCTGCAAATAAAAAACAATTGGGATTTGTGTTCTCAAAAGAAGACCAAGAGTTAGGGGTTTCTAATAAAATTATAGATTTTTTAAATATAATAGGGGAGACAAATATAAAAGGCCACCAACATAAAGGGGGTACCTTAGAAGTTCAAACAACAAATTATAAAATTGTTGAGTATTTTGATAAATTTGGTTTTACCCATAAATCTAAGGGTTTACCTACTAAACTTTGGAAAGAGGGAAGCGAAGAATTTATAAAAGGTATAATAGATGGGCTTGTAAGTTCAGATGGTTGTGTTTCTCCTAATTCATCTAAAAGAATAACTTTTGGTTCCTCTTATAATAAATTAATAAATGATTTTTCTGAAATTTTAGGTTTTTATGGAATAAAGAATTCAATTTATGAAAGAATCACAGAAGGTAATTTTCCTAATAAAAAATATAATGGGAAATTATATAAAGGATATTCATTAGTAATTAATGATAACTCATCAATGAGACATTTTAGAAAAATATTTAATTTAACCCATAGTTTAAAAAATAATAAATTAACTTGTTTAGTTAATTCTTTAAAGAAAAAGAACAACAAAAATTCTGAAAGATGGGAGATAACCGATATAAAATTAACGGATAAATATGAGGATGTTTGGGATATTAGTGTATATGATAAAACCCATACTTTTCAAATTTCCCATGTTATAACAGGAAATTGCTGTGAAATTGCTTTAAGACCTTACCAATTCTGTAATCTATGTGAAATTAATTCATCTAATATTGAATCACAAGAGGACCTAAATGAAAGAGCAAAAGCGGCCTCATTTATAGGAACCTTACAAGCATCTTACACAGATTTCCACTATTTAAGATCAATTTGGAAAACCAACACAGATAAAGATGCACTTGTGGGTGTAGGGATAACAGGGATAGGAAGTGGCGTTATACTAAAATATGACCTAAAAGAGGCGGCCAAAATAGCAATGTATTCTAATGCAAATGCATCAAAAATTATAGGAGTTAAAAAAGCAGCTAGGGTAACTACAGTAAAACCTTCAGGGACAAGTTCATTAGTACTAGGTACCTCTTCAGGAATACATGCCTGGCACAATGATTTTTACATTCGTCGGATGAGAATTGGTAAAAATGAAGCACTTTATACTTACTTATTGGAAAATCATCCAGAACTAGTAGAAGATGATTTCTTTAAACCCGACATTCAAGCTATTATTTCAGTTCCTCAAAGTGCACCTGAGGGGGCTATACTAAGAACAGAATCAGCAATAGACCTACTGGAGAGAACAAAAAAATTCAATATGGAATGGGTAAAAGAAGGCCACAGAAAAGGATCAAATACTAATAATGTATCTGCTACTGTATCCGTAAAGGAGGAAGAATGGGGGGGAGTAGGAAAATGGATGTGGGATAATAGACATACTTTTAATGGATTAGCAGTACTTCCTTATGATGGGGGAAGTTATAAACAGGCCCCTTTCGAGGATATTAGCGAAGAAGAATATAATAAGATGGTATCATATTTACATGCCATTAATTTGAGAAATGTTCATGAAGATACTGATAATACTACACAGAAAGAAAGCCTTGCATGTTCAGGGGCCGAAGGGTGCGAGGTAATATAATGTGTTGGGTAGAAAAGTTATATTGGGGAATTAGTATTGAATCACATTGTAATAAAAAATAACATGGACAATATAATAACAGTTAATGATAAATTATTTATTGTAAAAAGAAAATTTAGGGATGAATATATTAATTTGGAGAAAGGAAAATCAAGTACCCTCAAAGAATTATATAAATGCGATACTGTTTTTAAAGCCCAAGGATACATTTGGGTATGTAATGAAATATCAGAAATAGAATATGAAGAAATCACCGAACCAACCGAAGAACCAACTAAACCCTAAGGACGTCGAGTCTGACATTATGAAGGTTATGGATTTTATAAATAATATAGAATCTATAGATCCTGAAACCTTGGATATAGAACAATTAGAAAGGGACACAATCCTTCTCCAGGAGGCCATAGAGGGAAAATATAAAAACATCCTTAAGGAGAACAATATAGATTTGGATACTGGGGAATAAGTTATTATATTTACAATATGGGAAAATTTCAATCAACAAAAGTATTTGATAACTATTCAGTAGCTATTAGACAGTGGAGAGCACAACATTCACATTGTCAACTATTACACGGATACGCTTTAAAATTTAAGGTATGGTTCGAATCTAATACCCCTTTTGATGGTAATAGAGGGTTGGATGATATGAACTGGATTGTGGATTACGGGGGGTTTAAAGATGCCCCTGTAGGGAATGGTTTAAAATCATGGATGAATGATATGTGGGACCATACCACACTGATTGAAAAAGACGACCCTTATCTTGATTATTTTGAATCTGGAGCTATGGAGGGGGTTTGTAAATTAACCGTAATGGATAAGTTAGGAGCAGAAAGTTGCGCTAAAACAGTTTATGATCATTTTAACAAGGTCCTATCTAAAACTGATGGTGGTAGGTGTCGAGTGGTTAAAGTAGAGTGTTTTGAAAACGATAAAAATAGTTCAGTATATTATGAAGACTAATAAAATTATGAGTAGACCAAGAAAAAAAGGCACTAGAAGCCGAGAAGAAAGAAGAGAAGAAGCAGTTGAAAGAAATACAAATTTTGTTTCTTTGACCCTTCCAGAACAACTCCAATACCTAGATGTTCGCTTAGGAAAAGGAATAGGTGCTTCCAAACAAAGGACTAAAATTCAAGCAAAAATAGATACTCCTATGGTATCTGAGCAGAAAAAAGCTAAAGAAAAGAAAAGGGCCAAAAATAAAAAGTAATGTTTAAAGTATCACATGAACTTCCCATGAATTTACTATACATGGATGATCTAATAAACGATTACAGTTATTGCTTACCCCATCTTCTAGATCTAAACGAAGACTATATGAACCACTTCTATAAAGCTAAAGAAGCAGGTAGATATATTATAATGGATAATTCACTCCATGAGTTGGGACACGCATATAATTCGAGCAGATTATTGCATTGGATACATGAACTTGAGCCAGATGAATTTATTGTACCAGATGTATGGCAAAATAAAAACGCCACCATAGTAAGCGCCAAAGAATGGTCTAAAATGAAGTTACCCGAATGTACTACAAAAGTAGCAGTAGTACAAGCAAATAGTTTTGGTGAAGCTATTGAATGTCATAATATTTTAAAAACACATTTAGAATACGAAAAAATAGCCTTTAGTTATGGTGCCGACTGGTACCTTTATGAATTTCCCCACCCTAACGACTTGGTTGGTAAAATGATGGGCCGTATAATGGTTATATCAAAGATGTGGAATGAAGGGATGATAGGGGATAAAGACAGAATTCATTTATTAGGATGTGCATTACCACAAGAGTTTGGGTATTATGGTGATTTTCCCTTTATTGAATCAATTGATACCTCAAATCCTATAATCCATGGTTTAGAAGGGATAAAATATAACCAATTAGGGTTATTAACAAAATCCTCAACAAAAATAGATCAAATAGATAAAGAAATAGACAATGAAGCCCTTTATAATATTAATCATAACCTTAGTACATTTAAACATTTTATAAACGACGGAAAACAATCATGAAACAAGCAGTTTTATCACTAAGTGGAGGGATGGACTCTTCAACTTTACTATTACATTTATTATCGAAAGGTTATGAGTGTACTTGTTTAAGTTTTGATTATGGCCAAAAACATAAGGTAGAACTTGAGAGAGCTCAATCATTGGTAAATTATATAAATAATAACCTTCATAGAGTTACATATTCTGATCGTGCTCCTGCGGGGGTTGATGTGCTATACCCTAGGGTAAAACATGGAATAATTAAACTTGATGGTTTGGCTCCTATGCTTAATAGTGCCCTTGTAGAGGGAGGAAAGGAAGTACCTGAGGGTCATTATAAACAGGACAATATGAAAGAAACTGTTGTCCCCAACCGCAATAAAATATTCTCATCCATCATACAAGCAGTAGCATTATCAATAGCAAATGAAAAAGACACGGAAGTCCATATAGCTATGGGAATCCATGCAGGTGATCATGATATATATCCTGACTGTAGGCAGGAATTTAGAGATGCTGATTATAAGGCATTTATAGAAGGCAATTGGGAAGCTGATCGAGTTAAATATATGACCCCCTATCTTAAGGGAAATAAACTTGATATATTAAAGGATGGGGTCAAGTGTTGTGTAGACCTTTGTCTTACATTTAAAAAAGTATACTCTAATACAAATACTTCTTATAAACCCATCAACATTGATGGTAAATGGTATAGTGATTACAAATCGGCTTCTTCGGTCGAGAGGGTTGAGGCTTTTATGGATTTAGGAGTACCAGACCCTTGTGGTTATGCTGATGAGTCTGGACCTGTTTCATGGGAATATGTTACTAAGCAAGTAACAAAAGTATTAGATAAGCAAGTTAATAAAGTATTATAAAATATGAAAAAGGTTACAAAAAAACTACAAAAATATATCGACGCGATTGCTGTAATAGGTAATAGTGATATACATGGTGAGTTCGCCTCATGCTACTACTCTAAACATGACGGATCATATCTCACAAATATAGGGCTTGAAAAAGATCTAGGGTTTATGATGGAACTTGGGATAACTGAACATATTCAACGAAATCCTAATACTATTATAGAAGATGATGTTGGAGTATCAAGCATAGGATTCAATCCAAAAGAACAAAAATGGTATGGCTGGAGTCACCGAGCTATCTTTGGGTTCGGGGTAGGTTCTGAAGTCAAAAAAGGTAACTGCGCATTCATGTCGGGCAATAAAGAAGACTTTGCGGAGTGGTGTTTGGGTTTCTGGGTTGATGATGAATATGATTCGGGTGATAGCAAGACAGAATTTTGTGAAAGGGAAGGCCACGGAGGTGAATTGGTCCCTGGTGTTGAAACATCATACACCTATAACGACAAGGTGCCAAATGAAAAACTAAGAGGAACAAAGTATAGACTATTTTGGCAATTTCCAGACAAGTGGGGCAGAGGAGAATGGACAGCCAAGAATTTAGACGACGCTAAACAAATGGCAGCTGATTTCTCATCAGGTGTATCATAACAAAAAATAACCAAAAACAAACAAAATGAAAAAATTTAAATGCCTAGTAAATAATGGTAACTTTACCCAATCAGTTACCGTAGAGGGAGAAACAAGACCCGAAGCAGAACGCAGTGCTAAAATGTTATATAGTAGTGCTAAGTTAATAAAGTATTATAAAAAATAAATTAAAAGAATATGAACAATAAACCAAAAACGACTGATTATAATTTTTATGGTGACATGATTAGTGAATTAGAGAAAATTAGAGATTCATTTCTTGTTACAGATACTTCCCGTGTCTGTTGGGCGAAAGCGAATAAGGTCATAGAGGAATTAAAAATGAAAAAATCAGACAGTGGGAATATGGGTATACCCTCTCAGTTCTCTGCAGAAGCAGACCCTATATTTTGGAACTATATGGATGATATAGAGGGTAATTGTAGTACAAATATGAGTGAGGATTATTGATGAATAATATTAACCAAAAACAAACAAAATGAAAAAATTTAAATGCCTAGTAAATAATGGTAACTTTACCCAATCAGTTACCGTAGAGGGAGAAACAAGACCCGAAGCAGAACGCAGTG